GTGGATGGACGCGCGGAAGGACACGGCGTGCGATGTGCTGGATAAGCTGCTAAAGGCGATGAGCAATGACGAGATCATAGGGAAATCCACCATCAGCCAGATTGCCACAGCGTTCGGGGTGGTCATTGACAAATTCATGCTTTCACAAGGAGACAGCGAAGCACTGATAAAGGCAAAAGAGCTTCTTGGAGGTGTGCAGAGTGCCATTGACTGAAAAACAGTCGGAATACCTCATGCACTGCAATAGACGATGGAATTTTAAAACAGGGGCGACCGGAAGCGGGAAAAGCTATTTGGATATAGCGGTAACCATTCCAAAACGGATTCTTGCAAGCAGGGGAGAGGGCCTTTTAGTATTGTTCGGAAATACGCGCGGAACGCTGGAACGCAATATCATAGAACCTATGCGCGATTTGTGGCCGAATCTCATAGGACAAATACGAAGTGATAATACAATTCCAATGTTTGGGAAAAAAGTATATGTGCTTGGAGCAGACAATAAAAAGCATGTGGCGAGGATACAAGGGACAAGCATTGAGTACGCCTATGGCGACGAGGTTACAACCTGGAGCGAAGATGTGTTTTCCATGCTGAAAAGCCGTTTGCGCTGCCGTCATTCCCACTTTGACGGTACTTGTAACCCGGACAATCCGAACCATTGGGTAAAAAAGTTTCTGGATAGCGACGCAGATATTTACCATCAGGATTATGTCATTGAAGATGGCGCGCTGCCCTTGCATGTCATAGAAGAGCTTAAAAAAGAATACGCAGGAACAGTGTTTTATGACAGGTTTATTCTTGGACGGTGGGTGGCAGCAGAGGGCGTTATATACAGAAATTTTGCGGATAACCCAGAGCGCTATATCATAGACAACCCGCCGGAAATTAAGTTTGCAACGATAGGTGTTGACTTTGGCGGCAATGAATCCGCGACGGCGTTTAGCTGTACTGGATATACAAACGGGTTTCGAGAGGTCGTCACGCTGGAAGAATATTATCAGAAAGGCATTACAAGCCCTTCCGCATTGGAAGCGGCTTTTCTTGATTTTGTAAGGATTTGCAAAAGCAAATACAGGGTAACAACTGCGTATTGTGATAGCGCGGAACAAACCTTGATTCAGGGGCTGAAAACCGCGGCGTTGCGTGAGGGTGTGGGGATTATCGTCAAGAACGCACAAAAGGGGCCGATCAATGAACGCATACGCGCATACTGCGTTTTGATGGGCGCGGATAGGTATAAAATACTGCGGCGCTGCAAACACACGATAGAGGCGTTGCAAACGGCTGTGTGGGATGGGAGAAACATGACAAAGGATATACGCTTGGATGATGGGACGTATAACATAGACAGTCTGGATGCGCTGGAATACAGCACGGAAAGGTATATGAACACAATCATTAGGCTGGGGGTAGGCGATGGACGTACTTGCATGGCTTGAGAAGCGTGGATACAGCACAGTGTCCGCGGATTTTTATGAGCAGATCAGAACGTGGATGGAATGGTACAAAGGAAAGGTTGATTCTTTTCATAAATACAATATCTATAACGGGGCCTCCTTTGTAGGATGCGAGCGGTATTCCTTGGGCATGCCGAAACTCGTATGCGAGGATTGGGCCAACCTTCTTATGAATGAGCGCGTAGTCATTGAAGCGGATGGGTACAACACATTGCACGATACCTTGTACCGCAATAATTTTGACGTGCGTGCAAACCAGCTTGTGGAAATTTCCTTTGCAGGAGGCACCGGCGCATTTGTGGAATACCTTGACGCAAAGGGAAGCCCCATGATTGATTATGTACGGGCGGAAATGATTTTCCCTTTGTCGTGGGACAATGGCGAGATTACAGAGTGCGCATTTGCAAGCTTGCGGAAGGTTGGGAAAACAGAAGCGTTCTATATCCAGCAGCACGTGATGGAAAACGGAAAGTATGTGATATACAACGATTATGTGGACACAAAAACAGGGCTTTCGCTGCCGCTGCCGGATGGAGTAGAGGCAATGGTAAAGACAGGCAGCGAAATGCCGCTTTATCAGATTATAAAGCCAAACATCGTGAACAATGTTGATTTTGACTGTCCGATGGGAATTTCCGTGTTTGCCAACGCAATAGACGCCATCAAAGAAACAGATTTAGTCTTTGACAGCTATTGCAACGAGTTTATCCTGGGACGAAAGCGCATCATACTTCCCCTGAATATGGTGGAGGTGGAAATGGAAGGGGAAGCGGTCGGCAAGGCTGTTTTTGATCCCAAAGATGTGCTTTTTTATGGGATAGACCTGGGTGGCGAAACCAAAAAGCCGGTGGAAATAGACCTCAACATTCGTGCGGACGAACACGAAAAGGGATTGCAGCGCGGCCTTGACTGCGTTTCCAGCAAGTGCGGGCTGGGCACGACGCGATACAAGTTTGAGCGCGGAACAGCAAAAACGGCAACCGAGGTAGTGAGCGAAAAGTCGGATCTATGGCAGAACCTGTGCAAGCACACAACTATTCTTAAAAAGGCGCTGACAGATATGGTATGGGCGCTTGCATTTTTAGAAGGCGTCCATATTACAGAAGTCAAGGTCGATATGGATGACAGCGTGATAACGGATGAGGACAAGGAATACCAGCGGATCAAGGAAATGGCGGCTATGGGATATGCGGAAGGCTGGGAAGTGCGCGCCAAAGGCTTGAAGGAAACAGAAGAAAAGGCAAAAGCTTCTGTTCCGGCCTCTGCGGCGCTGATGGAATAAGCCATGCTCAAGCCTGAATATTTGGAAGCGCTGCCGGAATCCATGATTGTATTAATGAATGATCTGGAAGAGTGGGTCATCCGTGACATCGTAAGACGGTTAAAAAAATCCGGGATTACAGAAACGGCCAGGCACCAATGGGAACAGCTTGCAGATTTTTATGACGAAGCTGAACTGATTGCAAAGACAGGGGAGGTATCTGAGCGAGTGCAGGCGTTGGCGGGAGAACTGTTTGACAGATCGGAAAATACCTCGCTTTCATGGCAAAAGGAAGCCTATGCCTCTGTAGGGAAAACCGTGGCTTATGATTCTGTGCGGGTTCTTTTGAAAGCAAGCAGAGATCGCATGCTGGATGACGTATTGAACCTGACGGGCACTTTAGGATTTGCCGTACAAAAGAATGGGAAAACTGTTTTTCAGAATATTGGGCAATTCTATCTTGATACGCTGAACAGGGCACAGATGCAGGTCATGGCGGGTGTTGCAACCCCACAAAGCGCAATCAGGCAAGCGGTGAAAGCCATGGCAAACAGCGGCCTACGCACCGTGGAATACGCAAGCGGAGCCAGCATGCGGATAGACGCAGCGGCGCGCCGTGCGGTTATGACGGGCGTCAACCAAACCACGGCTCGAATGACTGATTTTCTCATGAGGGAAATGGGGGCAGAATACGTGGAAACGACTGCGCACGCTGGTGCAAGGCCAAGCCACCAGACATGGCAGGGGAGACAATTCAAAGTCAATGGAGAAGCGCCCGGCTATCCCAATTTTGCCTTAGCCACCGGGTACGGAACGGTTACAGGGCTATGCGGCGCAAACTGCCGCCATAGCTATTATCCATATTTTCCCGGATACAGCACACCGGCGTATACAAAACAACAGCTTGCAAATATAGACCCGCCGCCGTTTTGGTATGAGGGGAAGCGGTATACGGCCTATGACGCAACACAGATGCAGCGAAAGTTTGAGCGGAATATCCGGGCAAGCAGAGACCGACTGATTGGCTATGATGAGGGAAATCTAACAGAGGACTTTATGCTGGAAAGCGCAAAGCTAAAAGCATTGGAACGAGGATACAAATCGTTCTCAAAACAGGCGGGGCTTCCCACGCAGAGCGATAGGCTGCAGCAGCTTGGTTTCGGGAAAAGCGTAAGCGCAAAAGCGGTATGGGCCAATCTGAAATATGTTGAGAAGTACAGTGGTTACAGATATAATAAAGATGGAATCATCATAGTGACAGATGATTGGAAGAACAAAGGGCATGTTTCCATCCCGAAAACGTATAGACCCTATGCAGTTGTGCAGACGGTGTCTGGGAAAGCCGGGCAAATTGACCGTATCATATATGGGGAAGATGGAACCATGGTAAAACAAATACATGCCGGGAACCATGGGTATCCCAATCGACACAGATATGGGGAAAACGGGGAGCATGCCCATGATTACATCTGGGAGGAAGATGGAACCCTAAAAAGGGCGAGCAGGGAACTGTCCGACACGGAGAGAAAGGAGCATGGCGATATAGTATGACGATGGAACTGTTGAAACAGGAATTGAATACAGCCGGATACGGATGGTTTCGCTATCGCGGCAAGGATTACTTTATTGATTACTTTGCTCCTAACGATATGTATATAGGCATCGGAGAAAAGACCGTTGACTTTGCCTCTATGGATGAAATGATGCAAGCGCCTGTCTTTGACGGGCGTTCTCTGGAAGAAATAGCCGAGGAGCTGGAACCAATTTAACAAAGAAACACCATAGGTCATAAAGCACCCTGCAATGGGTGCTTTTTTGATATAGATATTCTGTCTAACCGCAGACGTAAAAGAGCGGACACACGGGATGCAACCCCGTAAAAAGCGTAGTGGAGGGAAAGAAAATGAAACGTGAATTTTTGCAAGAGCTTGGCTTAGAAAAGGAAGCCATTGACAAGATCATGGCCCAAAACGGCATGGACATTAACGAAGCCAAAAAGGGCGTGGAAGCGATGGAAAAAGAGCTTGAGACAGCAAAAGAAACCATCAAGGCATTTCAAAAAGAGACGGGAGAGAAAAGTATTGAAGAGCTGAAAAAGCAGTTAACAGAGCTGCAGGGAAAGTATGATACAGATGTGCAAGCCTTGCAGAATGATTTGCAGCAGACAAAGCTTAACGGCGCACTTGAGGCGGCCATGACAAAAAGCGGAGCAAAAAACACAAAGGCGCTGCGCGGCCTATTGGATATGGAAAAAATACAATTCCAAGACGGCGCACTGACCGGGTTCGACGAACAGATTGAGCAGATCAAGGCAGAAAATGATTACTTGTTCAATGAACCGAAAAGCTGGGGGCAGCGGCATACAGGAACCACACCGCAAAAGGATGGGGTTGAAGAAGCATTTGAAGCGTTGAACCCGCATCTAAAATTTGATTAAGGAGAGAAAGAACATGGCACACACTTTACAGGATCGGTATTCAAAACTCGTGGACGCGAAGCTGAGAGCCACGCTAGTAACGAGAAACAACACGATTTTTAACACAAGATATGAGGGAAACCCGAAGGCAGGGGCCGTGAAAATCCCCGTTAGGGATACGGAGGTTGAGGTAGAAGCATATAACAAGGCGACGGGCATCGACCTAAATACCGGGACGACTACCTACCTTACTTTGACCATTGACAAGGATTATGCTGTCAACGAGCTCATTGACGGATACGATGCGGCGGCTGTTCCGGATGGTATTGTGGCAGAACGATTGGACAGCGCTGGATATTCCCTTGGCTTGCAGATGGACAAAGACGCCATTTCTGCCCTGGAAACGGGCGGTACGGCTTCTGCAAACACAACGGCATTGACAGCGGATACCGTATACGACGGCATGGTTGATTTGCGGACGGAATTGAGCAAGGCCAACGTACCGCTGCAAAACAGATGGGCGATTGTATCGCCGGACGTGTTTGCGCTGGTACTGAAATCGCCGGAGTTTATCAAAGCATCCAGCCTGGGCGATGCAGTTGTACAGACCGGAGCCGTAGGCCAGATTGCAGGTTTTTTGATCTTTGAATCCAACAACCTAGGCGAAAATGTTGAGGTCATTGTAGGGCATCCTGACTGGTGCCACCGTGTGGAGGAATGGTCTGTGGCAATCCACTTGCAGGATCTGAATGGATCGGGGAAATACATCGGCGCATCGGCTGTGCAGGGCCGCAAGGTATACGCACATAAGGTATCCAAGGCTAAGGCCGTAGTCATTAAAAAAAAAGCGGGAGCCTGACGGATCAGCCCAAGGCACCCGATGATATGACAGTGGCACAGTTAAGAGCGTTTGCTGCTGACAACGGCATAGACGTCTCTGGCCTGACAAAAAAGGCCGATATTTTGACGGCGGTTAAGGAGGGGCTTTGATGGAGTACGCTGACTATGCCTATTACACAGACAGTTACCATGGAAGCGCGGTCACCGAGCAAGAGTGGCCGCGCCTGTCCATCCAGGCCAGCGCCTATCTCGACATGATTACGATGGGAAGGATTCAGAGGTTGAAGGAAATCCCGGACGCGGTGAAAAATGCGGTCTGTGCTGTGGTGGAAATCAAAAAGGCGCAGCAGTTGCAAGGGAATATCACAAGCGAAAAGGACGGGAATTATGCTGTCTCCTATACAACACGTTCAAAAAATGAGCTGGAAGGAGAACAGTACAATGCTGCCCATGAATACCTCGCTTGCACAGGGCTTTTGTATGCGGGAGTGAAGATGAAATGTTGAAACAGCATTGTAAGGACACGGTCACCCTATACAATTACTTGGGCGAGACAGAGCATAGGGCAACGTATGCAAAGACGGTGATTCAAAACGCCTATGTAGAAGAAAACAGGGGTGTGACGATTCGGGTCACTGGAAATGATACAGCGTGCAAAGCCCGCATTGCATTGTATGACGGCACGATCCAGGCAGACAAACCGTTTTTGCCGTATCATCAATGGGCCGAACTGCAAGCGGAAGAAAAGACAAAGGTTTGGACATTGTTTCCAGGCGGGAAAGATCGCGTCTGTATCGGGATATGTGAAAGGGAGAAACCACCGGAGGACAGCTATAAGGTCAACGCGGCGGACAGGAGAAACCATGGGCAGCGCAGTCTGTGGCATTGGGAGGTGACGGGTGCATGAGGTTTGGTGGAAAACTCGTGATGAACACGGGAAAGGTAACGGCGCGGTATGCGGGGAACATAGCAGCGGCCCAACGCTTTTTAGACAGCTCTGTGCTGAAGGACAGCGAACCATACGTTCCGGCACAATCGCTAAACCTAGCGCGCTCTGGACAACGTGGCACAACCATAGGTTCAGGACAGGTACGGTATACGGCTCCTTATGCGGGCAAGCAGTATTACCTGTATCCCGTGAAGAACACCAATGTTCACCCGCAAGCCAGCATGCAATGGTTTGAAAAGGCAAAGGCTGTAAAAAAGTCTGATTGGATGAAAGGGGCCAAAAGAATAGGGGGGCAGGGAACTTGAGCGAAATCAGCGTGACGGAAAGCCAGCAGGTAATTTCAACCTTGCTCGACTATATCAACGCAATACCGGGCTTGCCATGCAAAGCGAGGCTGGAAGAATTGCTGTCTCCACCAAGCCTTATGCTGCAACAGTTAGCGGGAACGGTAAAAAGCGAGGAGGATATATTGGGCGGGTATACGGCTCAATTCCCCTTTGCAATCTATTACAAAGTACAAGCGGAAGATACAAACGAAAGAATCCATGCAACAGGAACGCTCAATGAAATCGGGCGTTTTTTTGATGCACAAACTTTGCAGTCCCATTTCCCTGATTTAGGGGAAAACCGGGTGGTATCAAGAATCAGCATTGAATCGTTTCCGAACCTAATCGAAAGAAACGAGAACGGAGAGGAAACCTATCAAGCGATTTATCAAATGGAATATATACAGGAGGGATAAAACAATGGCATATACATTGCCGGGAGCAAGAGACAGAATGATGTTCGTAGACGTATCCGAAGGATCGGGCGCAGAAAAATACGAACGGGTAGGAAAGGGCTTTGACACGGCGACGCCAAGCTCTAACACACAGACACAAGCAATGCAGTGGATCGACGAAGCGAACCAGACCACGACTACCACATCAAAATCCATTCAAAGAGCGATTAGCGGCAAGCGCGCGGTAGGCGACCCGTTCAATGATTATTTTTGCAGCATGTTTGACAAGATCGGGCCGGATGCGGAAACCACGATGGTGCTCGTCGACGCTTGGGATGAAGACGAGGAAACCGCAGGCACCTATAAGGCCAAAAAGTATAGCGTTGTCATCGACTGCACCAACGATGGCGGCGGCGCGGCCACGGATGGACTGCCCATTGAGGGGGTTATTTATATCAATGGCGATCCAACGGTTGGCAAGTTTGTGCTTGCAACGAAGACATTTACGGAAGGGGAATAAAAAATGGCGGCGTTCAAATTCCAAAACAGTATGGTATCTCTGGATATTTGCGGACACAAGTACGAGGTAGACACTACGTCTAAAGAACTGGTGGCTCATTTGCAGCAATTTGCAGGGAAAGCGTTGGAAATGTCCAAGGCTCTGAAATCCTCTGCTGATCAAGATGGAAACACGGAAACCATGGACGCTATGGTGAAAGATAGCGTCCAGTTTGTCCTGGACAGCATTGACGCGATGCTGGGGCAAGACGCGGCAAAACAGATTTTTGAGGGACGCGTTGTCACGCTGGAAGATGCGTGCGATGTGATTACCTATATTATTCAAGAGATCGAAGCTGCAAGAGCAAAACGCATGGAACGGTATAAACCGGGAAGAGAGCGCCGCAAGTGAACCTATTGCTGGATAGGCCGCCGACCCAAATAGAGGTTGGCGGCCTGTTCTATGAAATTGATGCGGATTTTCGGACAGGGATAGCCTTTGAACTCCTTATGCTGGATGAAGAATTTACAGAGACGGAAAAAGCGGCAAGGGCGATGGAACTGTATTTCCCGCAGATACCAGACGATGAAGAAGAGGCGATGGAGAAAATCCTTTGGTTTTATCTATGCGGACGGGAAGAAACCAACCAGGAGGAGAAGGAAACGGAACCCGCGCCAAAGAACATTGTATACAGCTATGAATACGATGCGGGAAGCATTTACGCAGCGTTTTTATCGCAATATGGGATGGATCTTGTGGAAATTCCATTTTTGCATTGGTGGAAGTTCAAGGCCCTTTTCCATGCGTTAGACGAAAACCTTGAATTTATGAAGATCATGCGGTATAGGGCGGTAGACATTACAAAGGTACCAAAAGAACAAAAGGACTTTTACAGAAAAATGAAGCAGCTTTATGCGCTGCCGGACAACAGAACAGAGGAAGAAAAGGAACAGGACTTTATTTCCAGCTTGTCGGAAGGGCTATGAAAAATAAACAATGGGTGAAATGCCCGTATTGCGGCAAAAAGCTTGCCAAAATACTGCCGGATGCTATATGCAAAGGCATATTTGTATGGTGCAAAAGCTGTAAGAGAGAAATTGAAATCAAGCGTCCATAGAGCCGTGAGCCAGTGACGATAAAGGGGTGTTGTGATTGGCACAGGCAGACGGCTCCATTCTTATAGATACAAAAATTGACCAATCAGGGATCGCAAAAGGAATCAAGGGGATCACAACGGCGGCGGCAGCCGCGTTTGGCACTTTGTCCGGCTATGCAGTCAAAGCGGGCATGGACTTTGAAGCACAAATGTCCAAAGTAGAAGCGATTTCCGGGGCGACGGGGGACGAGATCGCCGCGCTGACTGAAAAAGCGAAGCAGATGGGCATTGACACAAAATACTCTGCTACTGAATCAGCGCAAGCCTTGGAGTATATGGCTATGGCGGGCTGGAAAACAGAGGATATGCTAAACGGCATTGACGGCGTGATGAACCTAGCCGCGGCTTCTGGTGAAGATTTGGCGATGGTTTCGGATATTGTAACCGATTCCATGACAGCTTTCGGATTACAGGCCAAGGACGCTGCACATTTTTCGGACGTATTGGCCATGGCTTCGGCGGCCTCCAACACAGACGTTGCTATGCTGGGCGAATCCTTCAAGTATGTGGCTCCTGTGGCTGGGGCGATGAAATACAGCATTGAGGACGTATCGCTGGCGCTGGGCCTGATGGCAAACAGTGGTATCAAGGCAAGCCAAGCAGGTACGGCGCTGCGTTCGCTGCTTTCTCGGATGGTGAAACCGACCGATGAAGTAAAAGATGCAATGAAAACGCTGGGCGTATCTCTTACAGACGCGAAAGGCAACATGAAGCCGTTCAACGAGGTTTTAGAAGAGCTGCGCACGGGCTTTGGCAAATTATCGGATGCACAGAAGACACAGCTTGCAGCTTCTTTGGCGGGGCAAGAGGGTATGTCTGGATTGCTTGCAATCGTAAATGCCTCTGATGAGGACTTTGCGGCCCTTGCTGACCAGATCAATAACGCAGACGGCAGCGCCCAAAGAATGGCAGAAACCATGAACGACAACCTAAAAGGGCAAATCACCCTTTTAGGGTCTAGCTTAGAGGGGCTGGGGCTTGCTATCTATGACGGGATCAATGCACCGTTAAAGGAAGCGGTCAAGTATGCTATGCAGGCGGTCAACGAGATTACCAGTTCCTTTTCAAGCGGGGAATTAAAAAACGCCCTACAAAGTGTTGGGAATCTATTCGGGAAACTTGTTGAGATTATCGTTAAGATTGCAAAGACAATCATTCCTATATTTGTAAAGGCACTTGGGTTTATAGGAGATAAAATTCATATTATTATCCCCCTTGTTACAGGTTATATTGCGGCTGTAAAAGGCATGAACATTTTACAGAATGTTGCGAAATGGGTCATGGGTAAGGTAGCCGCTATGACGGCGGATGCGGCAGCTACGGCTGCAAGCACAGCAGCAACAACAGCACACACGATTGCCCAAACAGCTGCTTCGTCTGCTACAAAGTTGTTTTCATCTGCGCTTACGTTTATTACATCGCCACTAGGCGCTGTAACGCTTGGGATTGGCGCCTTAACGGCAGCGATTGTAGCTGTTGTTATGTATGAGGATGAAGAAACAAAAGCGCTCAATGAAACCAAAAAGGCACTTGAAGAACAGGCGGAAGCAAGAAAAGAATTAAAGGAACAACAAGAAGAAAATATAACCTCTGGCCTAGCTGAATTGACGCATGCACAGGCGTTATATGGAGAACTTAAGAATCTAGGAGATGCGAATGGAATCATAGCGGAAAAAGATACTGCAAGAGCTAAGTTTTTATCAGAACAGCTTAATCCTATTCTCGGAGAAACAATCAAACTTAATAAGGACGGGACTGCCTCGTTACTGGATAACAGCAAAGCAATAGAGGAGAATATCCAGAAAAAGAAAGCGCAGATTGTGCTAGACGCAATGGAACCGGCGTACAAAGAGGCGGTTACGAAGTCCATTGAAAATAACAATAAAATAAGAGAATTACAGGGGCAGTACTTAGATGACCTTGCAAAGAAAAAAGAGGCAGAACTCCGCGGTGATGCGAATGTGGCAGCAGAATATACCAAAAGCGCTCAAAAGAAAATAGATGCAATCAATCGCTTAAATGATACGCAAAAAGGGTATTATGATGACATTGAGCAGTATGAATTATACGCGAAGGATATAAGTGAGGGAAATTATAACGCGGTTATCGAGGGTTATGGGAGAGTTTCGGATGCAGTAATAGAGAATAAAGATATTACCCTGGATACCTTAGCGGAAACCCTTGAGATAGAAAAAGAAAATCTTGATGAAAGACAGAGGATGTACAATGAAAACGCATCACAAATCAATACTGACTTAAGAAATGCTGCGGAAGGCTCAGTAAAAGCCGTCTCCGATCAGTTTATGAATATGCTGTTTGTTACAAGGGAGCAGGGAGGAGAGGTTACAGAAGAAAACATACGAGTTGCAAATGGAATTCTTGAATCCTATAAGGGGCTGCCCGAAGAACAGAGGAAAAATATGTTGTTGTCTATGGTGAACATGATAGACGGCATTACAGAAAAGCGTCCAGAGCTTGCATCAGCAGCAACTATGTCTGCCGACGAGATTGAAAAAAGTCTAAGAGAAGCACTTGAACTGGATTCAGGGGAAAGTGTACCAAAAGAAATCGGGAAAAAAACAAATGAAGAAATAGAAAAGGGCTTGGACGGAGAAGATGGCGGAGCGGTAAAAAAGGCCGAAACTATCGGAGAAAATATTGCGCTTGGATTACAGGCCGGTATTGATTCTAAAAAAGCTGGCATCCTCACAGATGTAGGAAATTTCGTAAGTGCTGTTTTGAAGAAAATGGCGGATGGTCTAAAGGAACATTCTCCATCAAAAGAAACAGAAAAAATGGGGAGATATCTTGCGGAAGGACTATCTATCGGCCTGACTGGTGAAACAACAAGAACAATGGGCGTTGTTGATTCAAATATGCGTAAGATCATGAATCGGATGCAAGCCGCTGTAACGGGAGAAGCAATGCAGTTTGGAATGGGCGTTCGTGTGCAGGGGATGCAAAACGCGCTTGTTAATTCGTTGAAATTGCAAGGTGCAGATAGTGATAAACCCCTTTCGGTAACGCAGACAAACTATTTCAATCAGCCAGTAGAGAGCCCGGCAGAGGTAGCGAGGGCGCTTGAAAGGCAGTCTAAAAAGCTTGCTAAGGAGATCAATTAACATGGATGCAAGGAATGTAAGCATTGTATTTACAAGCAACGGAAAGGAAATGGTGTTTGGGAAGCGCTCGGCCTATAAAATACGCAGTGTGCAGGGCCTTGAAACAAGCGATATAACGCTGACCGCAACGGAAAATGCCGGGATAGACGGGGCCACAGTGACAAATCGGAGACTGGGGCCAAGACATATAGACATCGTAGGCGGGATACCTTCCGGGGATAGAGAAGCGTACAGGGAAACCCTTGTGCGCTTTTTTAATCCGTCAAACGAGGGAACGGCGATCATTGAGTATTGCGGGCGGCAGAGGAAAGTAGGGTACTTGATAGAAAATGTGGATTTTGGGACGCTTGATTCTGTATACAAAATCCCGGAATTTACCGTATCGCTTTACTGTGAAAATCCCATGCTGTTGAGTACCAGCAGCTATGGGAGGAATATTGCCGCCTTTATCCCGCAATTTGCGCTTCCGTTCAAGTGTACGGCGGAAAAGAAGCAGATCATGGGGTATCAAAAAATATCGCAAAGTGTTTTGATTACGAACGATGGGGATAAAGCGGTCGGCGCTGAATTTGTGATCACGGCAACAAGGGGCGATGTTAGCAACCCTATCATTCAGAATGAAACAACAGGACAATACATAAAGGTGGTTCGAACATTGTCCATGGGCGACATTTTGAGGATCAGCACGATCCCCAGGCAAAAGGAAATCTTAATCAATGGAAGCAACGCCATTACGGATATGGATAGAATGTCGGATTTATCATTGTCCATTATACCGGGAGATAATGTTCTGGAATATGACGCTGCAGATGGAATGACAAACATGGATGTTCGATTGTATTACACACCGGAATATTTGGGGGTATGAAATGGATTTGTTGGTGCTTGATAAGGACTTTCGACCGATGGGGGTTGTGGATACCTTTGAATCTGTTACCTGGGATAGAAGCTACTATGATGTAGGGTCGTTTTCCATCGCGACGGATATGAAATATTATGCGTTGTTGAGAGATGGGCGGTATATTTTCAGGAATGATGCGGATGAGCTCGGTATTTTGCAGGGGCTTTCATATAAACAGGATGCGAAATCAGAAACCGTTGAAGCAGAGGGAAAGTTCCTTGAGGCGATACTCGACGGGCGTGTAATCGAGAAAACAAAAGACCTAAAAGGAACGCCGGAAGAGATCAGCCGACAGCTCGTGACAGAGTATTGCATTACACCATCGGACAGCGGGCGCAAGATCCCAAAACTGCGGTTAGGCACGGCGCATGGATTGGGCACGGAGATTGCTTTTCAGTCCACAGGCGATACGGTGTTAGAAAAAATTCAAGAAATATGCCAATCTCAAGAGCTTTCTTTTTCTATGATCTATAACTTTTTGGCAGATGAAATCGTATTTGATGTATGGAAAGGGAAGGACAGGACACAGGGACAGAAAGAGAATACCTGGGCTACCTTTTCAAGGGGGATGGAAAACCTCATCACTGCTGAATATGACAGGGATAAAAGCAAATATAAAAACTTTGCGTATGTAGCTGGTGAGGGAGAGGATACAGAAAGGACGGTTGTTACAGTTGACCTAACTGATGGAAAAGAAAGGAACGAATTATACGTTGATGCTAGAGACCTTAAAAGAACAGTAGACGATGTACAAATGAGCGAAAGCGATTATCAGGCTGTACTTAAGCAGAGAGGCATTGAAAAACTTGATTCCTATAACATGGTTGAATCGTACAATGCAAAAATCGATCCTAACAGCGCTCTGAAATATAAAAGTGATTATGACTTGGGAGATATATGTACAGTGGTCTATGATTCTCTCGGAGTTATGGTTGAAAAACGTATTGAAACGATTAAAGAAACGCATACGGCAAAGGGGATATCCATAACAGTTACATTCGGGAAAGATTATTTGAGCCTAGGACAGGCCATAAAACGTGAGGTGAAACATTGAGAAGCGGTTTTTTTAACTCGACAATTACTGGATATGACGAAGAGGGAATGCCGATTTTTGACAGAGCTGAGGACGCTACCTTTTTTGCAAAGTATTTCAGTAGAATTGTTGGCAATGGCGTTTTTGCAGACCCAGGGGATGGCATGATGGTACAGGCAAGCAACGGGATGAATTTAGTAGTGAAACCTGGGGTTTGCTTTATCAATGGGTATATGGGATGGCTTGAAGGCGATCAGGTGATTTCGGTGGACGCTGCTCATGCAATCCTTGATAGGATTGATATGATTGTGGCCAGATATGATGGGATTAACCGAGAAATCGGTATTCATTATATCAAGGGAACAGAGTCAAGTTCGCCAGTTCCGCCGGACATCGAAAGAACGGATACGGGCGGTAGCGATATTTATGATCTTGCATTGGCTCAAATTTATATTTCAAAAAGGGTAACAACAATTACTCAGGCGAACATCACAGATTTACGGCTTAATAATGAAGTATGTGGAATTGTAACAAGTCCAATCGAACACCTTGATACAAGCGAAGTCAACGCACAGCTAACTGCGGCTTTTAATGAATGGTTTGATGGGATTAAGGGGCAACTTTCAGAAGATGCAGCGGGGAATCTACAAAACCAGATTGACGAACATAAAGCTGATAACATGATGCATAATCAGGCAGGCTCTATCCAAGTATGGCCGGGCAGTACAGCACCGGAAGGCTGGCTGTTGTGCAATGGGCAGGCAGTGAGCCGCACCACGTATGCAAACCTGTTTTCTGTGCTGGGTACTACCTACGGGCAGGGGGACGGAAGCACGACGTTCAATGTGCCGGACTTAACGGGCCGTGTGCCGATGGGCACAAACGGAACATACCCCCTTGCAAGCAAAGGAGGGGAAGCGGCGCATACACTGTCGGAAGAGGAATTACCCGCCGTCAATGGGTATCTTGAATTTCATAACATTTATACAGGTACAAACTTGGCAGATGTAAAAAATGCGTTTTCCGGCGAAAAAATCAGCGGGAAATACCGGGACGGCGGCACGGCCGGCAGCGGAGCAAGCAGCTATGGGATTGCCAATCTTAACTTTGGGCAGGACAGCGCGCATAACAACTTGCAGCCTTACCTGGCACAGCATTACATCATCAAATATTAGGAGGGAATACAGATGGCACTAGGGAAACAGATCACAGGAGACAACGGCGCGTTTGTAGGGCAATATCACCGCATACGTACAGTGATGTACGACTATGATACAGAGCAATGCCACATCTATATCGCCCATTATGCAGACAAGCAGTACCGGGACGGGGAAAAAACAGAAATGGAGGAAAACCAAGCGAAGATTGCCCGATATAAAGAGCTGTCGGGAAAAAGCGGTCTGACAAAGGAGGAACGTGCAGAACTAGCGGGAATGAGCCTAAAACAGCTAGAAGCATTTGTGCCGGCACCGAGAACCATAGGGGCAGATACCAAGGTAACGCTTGGGATACAGGAGGATGTGAGGAAGAGCCTGTATGACAGGCTAGGAGTGGATGTAAGCACCTTTGAGGGGGCAGAAGAAGTATAAAAAGGAGGGGAAACAATGCAACTCGTAAAAGTCGGAAGCAAAGGGGATCTCGTTAAACTAGTGCAACTCATGCTGAATGAAAACGGCTATAACTGCGGTACAGCTGACGGAATCTTTGGGACAAACACCGAAAAGGCAGTGGAGAAGTACCAAAGGGCCAAAGGGATTTCTGTAGATGGGATCGTAGGGAATAACACTTATGCCAAACTGTTTGCGGATAGTCTATTGAAGAACGGCAGCCGTGGAGAGCTTGTCAAGCAGTGCCAAACGATGCTGAACCAAAAAGGATACAGCGCAGGTAGTGCTGATGGGATCTTTGGAAGCAATACCGAAAAGGCAGTCAAGGCGTTGCAAAGTGCATCTGGTTTAACGGCAGACGGAAAGGTAGGCAAAAATACATGGACTGCTCTCGTTGGAACAGGCGGCGCCTCTGGTTCTGCACCAGTTCCAACAAGCGCACACTTTAAGCTGAGCGAGTTTAAGTGCAAGGACGGCACGGCGGTACCTAAGGGGTATTATGCAAACTGCCAAAAGCTGATGAATCTGTTGGAGGAGATCAGAGCTGCGTGCGGGAACCGGGCGATTACCGTTACGAGCGGATACCGAACGGAGAGCTACAACAAGAAGGTGGACGGAGCCAAGCAGAGCCAGCACCTATACGCGGCGGC